AAGGTAAGGTATTCTTATTCCAGTTTGGCAAAAAGATCTTTGACAAGATCACAGATATTATGACTCCACAGTTTCAGGACGAAGAACCAGTCAACCCATTTGACTTCTGGGAAGGTGCTAACTTTAAGTTGAAGATTCGTCAAGTTGAAGGTTATCGTAACTATGATAAGTCTGAGTTTGATTCACCTAAACCTTTGTCAGAAGATGAAGACGTATTAGAAGGTATCTACAATAAACTCTATTCATTGTCTGAGTTTACTAGTCCTTCAAGCTATAAGTCATATGCTGAACTTAAAGCTAAGTTAAATCAAGTACTTGGTGAAGAAGGTATGTCAATGACTACCGCTGAAGCTATCTCACTTGATGATAGTATTAATGAACCTCGTATGTCTGCACCTGCACCTATGGCAGCGTCCAAGCAACGAGTTACTGAGGAACCTGTAGCTAGTTCTTCAGATAGCGATGATGATGACGATACGTTATCTTACTTTGCTAAACTAGCAGCACAATCGTAAAAAAAGGGGCTTCGGCCCCTTTTTGTTATGCTCCAAAATTTGCACCTGAATCCCATAATATTTCTGATGCATTATCAGGTCTTCTAGTTGGAGAAGGTGGTGGCTTTACTACAGTAGTGTTACTATTGTTACTAACATTATTAATAGTATTAGAATTAACTGCATTGATATTAGGAACCTTTGGAGCATACTCCATTGAGTTTCTTTCTACTGTTGCTTCATTCATTTGGTTACCTGCCATTTCACCCTTTTTAATTGACGGTGCTTGAATAGCGGGCGGTTGAATAACATCTCCAGTACTAGGATTCATGCCGGCGAACTCATATACTGCATCAGGAATAACCTTTGATGTCCAATATGATAGATCTGTTACGTTTGAACTTGGTTTTGGTAACACTGAACGTAGCATGCCTTTAATGCCGTCTGTTATTTTTTTGCCAAAGTCAGTAACAAATCCTTTAACGTCAATACTATCTAATTCTTTTTTAATATTATCAAAGTTAAATTGTTCTTTAAAAAAGTTTACAGCTTTTCCAAAGAAGTCAAAAATTCCACTTACTATTGTTTTGAACATGACATTAAAGTCAAATGAGTTTAACACTTCTGCAGCATTATCAAAACCAAGTTTTGATGCTATCCAAGCTGCACCATCTTTTAGTATATTAAGAAAGTCTCCAATAAATCCCTTAAAGAAACCAGTGATGCCTCCTTCAAGAGCACCTACTAGGCCATCTTTTTGATAACCTTCCCAAATACCTTTGACTGTTTCATACAGCGTAAAAAGTGGAGCAAAAATTCTTGATACAAATTTAAAAATAAGTTTAAACACGCTTTTAAATCTACCAAAGACATCACTAATCTTTGAAGCAGTTTCAGAGATAGCGCCTGATCCTGTAATTACTGAGCTTAATGCAGTAATTGCGCGATCTATATTTTTAACTAATGGTTCAACTCCTGGAATTTTAAATAAACTAGTTTTAAAAAACGTTCCTATGCTTGTAAAAAATGTTGATATTGACGTTATAGCTGAGCTGAATCCTGTACTAGCTTTTACAAATTTTAGTTTTATAAAGTCGCCAATTGAATCAAAGGCTTTAGTAATAGAACTTAGTAATTCGCTTGGAGTTAACGCTTTAGCTATATCTTTGAAACGTTTACCTATTGTTACTAAGTTTTCAATATATGAAGCAAAAGCTCCAGCCGCAATAGCTATTGCTGAAACAACTGCGCCTAGTATTAAACCTAATTTTGCTAAATCGTCAAGAAGACCTTTGACTATTATAGTATCACTTTTTAATTGACTAGATTTAAGATCTTTAATAGCATCAAGTAAATCGTTTTGTGCTTCTTTATCTTCTCTAGCTTTTTCTAATTCAAGAAGAGACCTTCCTTTAAAGAATTCAATAAGATCATTAAATCCATTTTTAAATGTATCAGTAGCAAGATTTAAATACTCAGTAGTCTCATTAGAGTTTTGGCTAATGAGTTTATCAAATCCATTTTTAAATGTATCAATAGCAAGATTTAAATACTCAGTAGTATCATTAGTGTTTTGACTAATAAGATGTAAATTCTTGTTAGATTGCTTTAACTCTATTGTGACGTCATCAAGTGTCATTTGTTTTCTCGGTCTTCATAAGTTGTCTGTGAACGGTATTTGCTTGCATTACTTCTATTATCAATCAAAGCGTTAGCAACCCACGCACCCATATAACCAATAAAGTACCATTCAGTTAATTTGTGATCAGCTATTAAATATATAAAGCCCCATGTACTTACAACCCAAGTAAAGAACCGCACTGTCTTAGCTTCGTCTAACTTTCCGTCTGTAGTAATTAGATCTAATACATTAATAGGGCTTCTTTCATCTGCATTTAACTTAGACATTGCAATGACGCAGAAGATCATGATTCCAGCAAGTATAGCATACATTACGTGATCTGGATCAACTGAAGATAGGTACTCTACTATTACTTCCATGGCTTTAATGTCCTGATTTTAATTTCCTAATTCTTTCGTTCTCTTCTTTAATGTGTTCAATAAGCATCATCATATATACTTCCCTTTCCCACGGCAACATTTCGTTTAATTCAGTAAGACTATACTTATGTTGTTGCATTAAGGCAAAATTTACCTTATAGTGGTTAATGATTGAATCGTGTGAAAGGGCTAGTTGAAAAAATTTGCTAAACCTTTTACCTCTATTTTATTGTGGGTTTTACATTTACCACAATCAAATTCTACATCAATTGCAGCAGTTGGCATGTTTTCAACAAACGCTTTAATTTTATTAAATTGCTCAGTGTTTAGCGACTCAATAAACTCTTTAACTTCTTTATCTGTTTGATCTTTAGTATCAAAAATCTCATCGCCCGAATATACTGCGCTGATGCATGAACTAATTAAATCAAACATCTTATTAACATCAACCTCTTCACTCAATTGAATATCCATAAGATCATTGACAGATGGGTACCTCATTATTACACCAACGGCTTCAGTTAACTTAATTTTTTTTGTTGATTCTTTTGGCATATTAACATACATCTTACTTAAGTTAATTCCAATCGTATTCTTTTCACTACATGATTGACAACCAATGCTAACATCTGTTGTTTCGCCAACAGACTTGCTTCTTAATTGCATAAAAATGTATTCAATATCAAACATTGTTAATGCTTCTGAATCTAATGCGCCTTCAGTACATGTAGTAACAACATCTTTTAATGCTCGAATCATTTGGCTTTGATCATTAGACTCCATGGCCAACATCAAAACTTTTTCTTCTTTTACTAAGTATGGTCTATAAACTACTTTTTTACCAGTTGAAGGCACTTTCATTTCATATCGCGGTGAATCAAGTTTAGGCAAAGCCATAATATACTACTCCTTAAAAATTAAATAAATTGCCAATCGAACCAAATGTATTAACGCCTCTGACACTTGACGTTAAATTGTTTGTATTATCAGTGTCTGCTGACTCCCAGTTATCATATGATAATAATGCTGTACATCTAATAATTGTATTTTCGTTTGAGTTACCTAACTCTATTGCATTTAAAGTTGTAGGGTAAGCTGCATACAACTTAAGTGTTTTTCTTACACGGTCTTGCTCATCTAAATGCTCTACTACTACTTGTCTAGCATAATCGCTTTTTAAATTAACGCTATACGTGCCATTGTCAGAATCAATATCGTTAATCGTTAATGCTTGCCATTCTTTTAAATAGTTCCAAGTATACCAATCATTAGATAAAATGAATGATATAGAAACATCTTCATTAAGAAACCCATAAGGCTTCTTTGTAGCTTTCATAGAAGTTGAATATTCTGTTGTAACAATTTGGCGGCCTGGCCAAGTAACAGAGTCACACATGATATTAAGCTTATCGCCATCGCCGTCAATAAACAAAACCCTGTAGCGATTAGCTTTAGCTGTTCCACCAGAGTTTTTAATCGTTGCAATTAATTGATCAACAGTACTCATGATCGGTATGTTTCCTTAGATTCTTTCCAGACTGTGCGCTTATTTGCACCTTTAAATTGTTCCGTTGGTAAGAATAATGCAATATCCCATTCTGATGCAGGAACAAATACTATTTTTGATTTTAAATGCTTAGTCAAATAATGTTTAAAGCAAGG